GAAGCAAGATTCGCTTCTCTCCCTCGTTCCGCACCCAGTTCCAAAATTTACGTTTCATCGCCCTCTCCTTTCTTGTTGGCGTATAAACCTGCGTCCCTCAGTTTTGTCATATTCCCGTTGATGAGATAGAGATCGCCGCCCTCGTCCGCTTCGATGGGGTTCATGTCCTCAAGGCTGCGGATGTCGTTTGCCGAAAGCCATCCGTTCTGTCGCCCGATGGCATATCCCTCCATGCGGCTCTTGTAGTCCCCGCGCAGAAGACCGTCCACGTTGAAGCGAATGAAGTAGTCCTTCCGCTCTTTATCCGTCAGCAGTGCTTTTTGCAGGGACTGCTCCCAACGAACGACCCATGGATTCAAGGTGTACTTTACAAATTCAAGCGACTGCTGCTCGATGTTCGAAAACGAGGATTTCTCCAAGTCTCCGACCATATGCGGCGGTACACGGTAAAGTCGTGCAATCTCGTCAATCTGGAACTTCCTCGTCTCTAGGAACTGAGCCTCCTCGGGCGGTATGGCAATCTGCTGATACTTTACACCTTCCTCAAGAACAGCAATCCTGCCCGTGTTCATCGTACCGCCGTAAACGGCGTGCCAGCTTTCACGGAGTTTCGACGGGTCTTTGAGAACGCCCGGATGTTCCAGAACGCCGCCCGGACGCGCACCGTTCTTGAAGAATGCCGCGCCGTATTCCTCCGTTGCAAGCGCAATCCCGATGGCGTTCTTTGCCATACCAATCGGACTGTAGCCGACGAGACCGTCGAAGCCGAGTCCCGGAATGTGGAGGACATCTTCACGACGCAGACGAATCTGCCCCTTGTCCGCAAAATTCGGATTCTCCTCCGTGCTTCTCGTGTAGTTGTAGTAGAGTTCCCCCGTGTGGCTGTCACGGCTGACTTCCATCTTGTCCGGGAGCAGCGGATAGAGTCCGAGAGCACGCCCTCTGCCATCCCGAAGTATCTGGGCATAAGCATTTCCCCACAAAAGAAGGTGACTCATCATGGTTTCGCGAAATATAAAGGAGGTCATCTTGGGATTCGGTGCATCGTGGAGCAGAAAGTACAGCGGATGCTCCGGCACGCGCTCCTTGCCCTGACCTTGATAGGCGTAGACGCGAAGCGGCAGCCCTGCGATGGATTCGGCGAGGATACGCACACAGGCGTATACTGCCGTTGTCTGCATGGCAGTACGTTCGTTGATCGCCTTGCCCGCCGCCGTCTGTCCAAACAAAAAGGACAAGCCGCCAAGATGATTGTAAGGCTTGTCCCGCGAACGGAAGAGTTTATTGAATAGGTTCATGGGTTATTCTCCTTGCACAATGATAGCTTTTATGCTATCATCAAAGTGTCTTTAAGAGGGAGTATAATATGTATCGAATTGAGTTCTACGAGAAAAGAAACGGGACATCCGACGTATGGAATTTTCTCGAGGAGTTACGTGAAAAAAGCAAGACGAACAAAGATGCGCGGATTCAATATGATCAGATCATCTTTTACATCGATCTTTTGGCACGCAACGGAACGAGATTACCGAGTAAGATCACAAAATATCTGGAAGATGATATATGGGAACTTCGCCCCGGAAACAACCGGATCTTCTACTTCTATTACGCAGACGGTCAATATGTTCTGCTGCACCACTTTCGGAAGAAAAGTATGAAGACACCGCCGCGCGAACTAGCCCGTGCAAAAGAAGCACGAAACGATTACCTTCGTCAGCAAAAGGAGCGAGGAAAATGAAAACATGGGAAGATTACAAGAATCATGTAAAATCCATTGACGCAGAGAGCCGTCGAAGTATGGAGGAGATTGAAGAAATTGCAGCTATTGTTTCTTCGATGATTGAGCGGCGCACCGCCCTTGGCATCAGCCAAAGAACGCTTGCGCAGCGTTGCGGTCTGCCGCAGTCCTCCGTTGCACGCATCGAATCTTTCAAAACGACACCAAAAATCGACACCTTGCTCAAACTCATGCAGCCGCTTGGACTGAAACTCCAAGTTGCCGCACTCTGATTCAGATCCCGAATCACAGCAGCAAGATTCCTCGCTCGTCATAGACAGATGCGGAGGTATCATTTCCACACCGAATCGCACGATCCAGCGCCATGATGAGTGCAATCACGCCGTCGATCTTCTCTGTGGACTTCTCCTTGTCCGCCTTGATGTTCCCTGCGGGATCGGTGCGAATGAAGATGTTGTCTGCCATCCAGCGCATGACGGGATGCCCACCGTGCGCTATTTTCTTTTCCAGAGTCAGTTTCATCAGCTCCTTGGTCGGCGGACTCATATCCTTGAAGCCCTGCCCGAATGGAACAACGGTGAATCCCATTCCTTCGAGGTTCTGCACCATCTGCACCGCGCCCCATCGGTCAAAAGCAATCTCACGAATGTTGTACTTCTCGCCCAGTTTCTCAATGAACGCCTCGATAAATCCGTAATGAACCACATTTCCCTCCGTGGTCATAAGAAAGCCCTGCTGCTCCCACACGTCATACGGCACATGGTCGCGCCGCACGCGAAGGTCGATATTCTCCTCGGGAATCCAGAAGTACGGAAGCACGACAAACGGTTCATCCTCCTCGGTCGGAGGAAACACGAGCACAAATGCCGTAATGTCCATCGTGGAGGAAAGGTCTAATCCGCCGTAGCAGACGCGACCTTCCAAGGCTTCTGCATCCACGGGTATGGCACACGCATCCCACTTGTCCATCGGCATCCACCGCACGGACTGCTTTACCCATTGATTTAACCGCAGCTGACGGAAACTGTTCTCCTCGGCGGGATTCTGTCGTGCGGAGTCGCAGGCCGCCTGTACCTTGTCGATGCCGACAGTGATACCGAGGGACGGATTCGACCGCCTCCAAACCTCGGGATCTGTCCAGTCCTCATCTTCCTTTGCGCCGTAGATCACGGGATAAAAGGTCGGGTCGATCTTTCGCCCTTCGAGAATGTCCTTCGCTTTCTGGTGCGTCTCATAGCAGATGGACTGCGTATCCGTCCCCGCCGTAGTGATGAGGAAGTAAAGCGGCTGCATACGCGCATCGCCGGAGCCTTTCGTCATAACGTCAAAGAGCTTGCGGTTCGGCTGCGTGTGCAGCTCGTCAAACACAACGCCGTGGATATTGAAACCGTGCTTTGAATAGGCTTCTGCCGAAAGCACCTGATAGAAGCTATTTGTCGGCAGATAGACCATACGCTTCTGGGAGGCGAGGATCTTCACCCGTTTGCTGAGTGCGGGACACATCCGCACCATGTCGGCTGCGACCTCGAATACGATGCTCGCCTGTTGACGGTCGGCAGCACAGCCATACACCTCGGCTCGCTCCTCCCCATCGCCGCAGCAAAGAAGAAGTGCGACGGCGGCGGCAAGTTCACTGTTGTGCGTTGGAACGAAGGATTCCCCTACCAGATAACAATGGCTTCTGCTGTCCACTTGAATGCACTGCATGGGGACTCGCTCTGAGAGCGGCTCAATCTCTGCCAGATAATGAAAACAGGAGCGAGCAACGGGCAGTTTTCTTTCCTCGATCTGCAGCGTCTTTGCCGCAGGGATTCGGATAATCGAACGGCGTGCCTCCTTCTCGTTATCCCGATATTTTTCTCTGTGTTTCATCGTCCGATGGTAGATTTCACCCGTTGTCCAAAGGGCGGATCGCGGCGCGCCGATGATGTAATCCACATTCCAGAGATGACGCTCTCCCGCGACGATGGAGGAACCGTCACGAAAGGTCAGCCGATAGGCTTGCTCCGTATCATCCACATCACTCTTGGCGACAACACGGCAGGGCTGTCCATTTTCGTCAAAAACGGTATCTCCCACGCGAATATCACCCATTGTAGTGAATCCCTCGGGTGTAGGGATTTTCGTGTCAAGAGCAAGCTGTTTTCCCTGTTTCTTGGGAATCTCAACATACGCCGTGTTGAACTGGCGATACCCGTTCGGCTTCAAAATTCCGAAAATGTCTCGGATAATGCGCTCCTGCCAGTCGATGAGTTCGAAGGACTTTCCTGCCCACGTCCCCTTCGTATGGCACAGGCACTCAATAAATCCCACCGCATAATCCGCAGCGGCTTTGTCATAGTGTGCGTTCTCTGCCATGAACTTCGTCGGTGTGTAGTCCGTCAGTTTCCGCAAGCAATCACCCCCATCAAAAAAGAGCCGCTCTCAGCGACTCACAATATCTGAAACGAGAAGCAGCCCCGAAGGGCTGTTTTTTATTTGGCGCAGCTTAGATGCGCTTCATGCACCAAACCATCGCGTGCCCGCCGTCCTCAAAAAGCTCGGTGGCGGCTTCGACGAGGTTCAGTCGGCATTCGATGTCCGCAAATCCCGTCTCCTTCGGCGTTTCGACCATCTCGTAGATGGCTGCGTGGAAGCCCCAACATTCCATCCCGACGACAAGGATCTGCTCGCCGTAGCGTAGAATCGCGCCGCTCGTCCCGAACCGCATTTCATCGAGGTGCTCCATCGTGGTGGTCTTCGGCCATCTTGCTTCTGCGCTTTTCATTTTCGTTTCCTCCTTTGTGTAGGTTGTTCCCTTCGTCATGTGTATATATGCCTCTAAACGTAGAATATAGCAAGTCATATTTCGGATAAACTACACTTATTTTTCGAGAGAAACACAGCCCCGAAAGGCTGTGCAAGAAGCCGTAAAACTTACTCTTCGCCCGTGAGGATAAAGTGTACATACGCCGCACGATCTCTCTCGATGAAGCAGATGAGTTCGTAGAATTCCATCTTAAACGCCATCCTCTGAACAGCGGGAATGTCGAACATATTCACCCGCCCCGAATCGCGGATATCCATGATCTGTGCGAAAACCTTCTCGTTCATGATCTGCCCCCTTTCTGCATAATGCGGAAGGAGTCCACGCTAGGGATCAGGCTGAGTGACGAGCCTGTCGCCCATCGGACGAGAAGCTGTCCCGCATCGTCAACGCGCAGAATCTCGCCCATCGTTCCTGTCGGTGGGGCTTGGGGATCGTCCATAGCGAGGAGTTCCACCTTTGTCCCGCGCGGATACCGCTCTCGAAGCACGGCGATCTGCTCCCTACTCGGAAAATGCATGGCGCTCATCTCCTTTCCGATGTCCACTCTTAAACGCGCTGCTGCCCGTGAGGTTCTGCAGGAGAATCTTGCGCGACTCTTTGTAGGCACTCCCGATCATGCCAAGGCGCAGGAGGAAGCAGCGGAAAGCGTACTTTTCGTTGTCCACAATTTTCTCCTTCGCCGTGACGCGCTTCTGGGTCCGTGCCATCTCGCAGAGCTTACTGATGAATGTGGCATACGCCTTTGCCGTCTCGTCGGTGATCGAGCCGTGCAGCCATGCAAAGGTGATGCGGTCATTGGTAAGCGTGTAGGTCGCGTCCTTGATGTCGAAGGCGTGACGAATGAGCCACCCCTTGCTCAGAAGGAGTGCGTCCAGATTCTGCAGTGCGGTCTCCGTGAAAAGGCTGCGCGGGAGACTGATGGAAAGGCTGTCCTCGTCGGGTTCTTCTACCGCCGTTTCTGCCGGTGTCAGATCATCCACTGCCGCTTCCGTCCGGCTCGGCTCATCTGCCCCCGTGTCCGCGCAGGAAGCCTCGTTCTCCCCACCCTCGGACGTGAAGCCCGCTTCGCGCAGTGCCGTGCGCACACGCGCAACGGTCGCTTCATCGGTGGCATCGTCGAAGCAAAGGCTACCGTCCTTTGTGATCTCGAATGCGCCGACCTTGTAGGAAAATGTCGGTGCGCCGCAGTAGACGGGCTTCGTGTCGAGCACCTTGCTGACTACCGCGACCATCGCCTTGCGCTCTTCCTTCTGGATGTTGTAATTGACCTTCATGGTGGTTTCCTCCTTTATGAACTTTGGTCATTACATTCATATTACGAAACCACACGTGCTCGTGGCATATCCATATACGCTCTATCGGGGGGCGAAAGTCAAGTGACTCCTTAGAAAAACGCACGAAAAACTAAGCCATAGCTCTTGTCAAACTATGACATTTACAGTATAGGAAGCACTGATAAATTCAGGCAGGAACGAGCTTAAATCCAAGTTTTGCAGCTTCGGTTTTCAACCTCTGTTTTCGTCTGTCTTCTTGATTTTTCTTGGTCTGCTCATAGCGCGTTTCTTCATAGTTTTCCCCTGTGGTCAGAATATACCAAACCATAGCGAGCAGCTTTCGTGCTACAGCAATCAGTGCTTTTTTTGTTCCGCGTCTGGCACGCAATCGGTAAAACCAATCGCGAAGAAAGAAGTTTTTGCAGCGCGTTGCTGCCCATGCACATTGAACCATGACGCTCTTAATCCGAGGATTCCCCTTGATGATGCGCATGGTTTTCTTTTTCTTGGCACTCTCATTGTCGCCGGGACACAAACCTGCCCATTTACATAAATGCCCGGCAGTCGGAAACATCGAGAAATCATCGCCCAATTCCGACACAATGATGGTGCTTGCACGCCGCTGAAGTGCCGGTATTGTTTCCAGTAACTGCAATGTGGGCTCATACTGTTGCGCATATACAGTAATGTGGCACTCTGCCTCCTCGATTTCCTTGCGACAATGTTCCATTACCTTTACCAGATTCGTCAGGAACAGCCTGTCGTGTGCAGATAATCGTCCGGCGACAGCCTGCTGAACCTCACCGGATTTGGCTCTGAGTGTTCCATGCAGACAGCCTTCTACCTCCAATGCGGTAAGTTTTCCTTTTTCGCATAGTTTTCGGATCAGTTCATAGCCGGACATGCCAAAAATATCCGAAAGAATGGTGGAAAGTTTGAAACCGCATTGTTGCAAGTGTTTTTCAATACGATTCTTATGCCCTACCAGTTCCTTGATAAGGACATCCCGGTACCTCGTCCAGTCGCGAAGCTCACGGATTTCTTTGGGCGGAATATAGCTCGGTGCCAACAGTCCCGCACGCAGAAGCGTTGCGATCCAATGGGAATCCTTGATGTCCGTCTTCTTTCCGGGAACATTTTTCATGTGATGTGGATTTGCCACAATGATATTCATATGACCGTCTTCGTAGAAGATAGATTCCAGCACATTGTAGATGGGAAACCAATATACCCCTGTGCTCTCCATCGCTACATCATGGCAGTTATGCTCAATAAGCCAGCTTTTGAATTCGTCCAATCCACTAAGGAGGGTAGAGAACTCCTTGATGATTGGCTCCGGCTCCTCCTCGATTCCGCCTTTGAGGATACATGCCACAAGAATTTCCTTATGAACGTCGATCCCGCAGCACACCTCCAACAGATTGCGCATAGTACCACCTTCCTTAGAGAATATTGCGGGATTGATGTACTTCGGTGAAATGAATCATATTACGCGTGCTATTCCTCTGTTCAAAGGAACAAGAGGGCGACATGTTACTGTGCTCCAAAGCACATCCAACCACGATCACTCACGATCTCAAGGGATCAATATATGTTCGGCCTTATCCCGCAACTATAGAGTAGCACAGGATCCACCGGTTTCATACCTGACTGTGAAATCCGTTTTCATGTCCGATCACTCGTATGGGAAGAATTAGCAAGCGAAACCTATTGTATACACAGAACCACCGAAATGTACTATTCCTGTAAGGACATAAAACGCACAAGGAAGTGCGACGCCGTTCCCCCACATCTTGTACTCCGCTGCATCCGAGTGCGGATACCTCAGCCATCTCCGAATCTGCGTATCTGTCTTGGGTTTCTTCCCGTCCATGATTTTTCGGTGCGTCTCAAAGACCGTGCGCCAGAACGCCATCTCTTCCTCCGTGGGATTGTCGGTTTCCAGCCCCGCGCACCATCCGTCTGGAAAGCCCTGCAAGCGTCCGCACTCGGTCGATGTCAGTCTCCGCACGGCATAGATGGGCTGATTGACGACCATCGGGTCTTTATAATCCCGCGCCATAAGCGTCGGGCATTTCTCCTTTGCAAAATGAGAGTGGCAGCCTGTGGTCATGGCATAGACGGCATGACGGTCGGCAGTGTTGAGCGTAAAACTCACATTCTCTGCGATACCGCTTCCCTGCGGGCCGTTCTTTTCGGAGCGCCCGATCATCGAACCTTGGATGGAGACAACGGCAACACCACCCTGACAGCACGCAGGATTCCCTCCGCTCCGGTCAATCGTCCGCGCCGTCTCGGTTTCATATATCCCAGAGTGCGGATTGCTTGATTTCATGGCATTGGACTGGAACGAGGAGATGCCGTATGCCTGTACGTCCTTCAATACAAGCGGCTGATTATTCCCGCCTGTGCCGTAATGACGAGAGACCGTCGGCGCAACAGGAAGAGGGCCGCTATACCGTGCATCTGCTCCATGTGACTCGAATACGGCAGGTACTTTTCCCGCACGAAGCGTCGGAGATTTCTCCTCCGCATAGCCGATGCTGCGGCTCTGTGCGGAATGCTCCGTACAGAAACCTGCGCTTACCCTCTCGCTTGCCGTTCCAGTGCCATCCGCAAACTCTCGGGCAGCGCCTTGCCACGCAGCGAAGCACGGCGCAAGATCCCCGCGCACGCTTTCGGTGTCAAATAGTATTTGTCCGGCACTTGATCCTCCAAAATCTGCGACAAGGTAGATTCTGCGCCGACGCTGTGGAACTCCCCAGCCCTGTGCGTCCATGAGCCGGTAAGCAACGCTCCATCCGTCTCCCATGAGAATGTCGGCGTATGCCCATCCACCTTTTTGAGGTAAAGGCATCTCGGGTGCTTTCGGCTCTTTGAGGCGGACGATCTCCGTGAGGACGGATTGGAAATCCCATCCGCCCGAACTTGAAAACGCGCCCGCGACATTCTCCCAGACGATGAATCTTGGGTATCTTCCATTCGTTGCACACCTCATTTCCCGAACGATACGAATTGCCTCGAAGAACAGTAGGGATTCCGCACCGTAAAGCCCGTCCCTGCGTCCCGCTATGCTGAGATTCGTGCAAGGAGAGCCGAAGGTGATGATGTCCACGGGCTCGATCTCATCGCCGTGAATCTGGTGAATGTCCCCCAGATGTTTGACGGAGGGAAGCCGCTTCGTAGTGACGCGAATCGGAAACGGCTCGACCTCCGATGCCCACTTCGGCGTAATCCCCGCAAGGATCGCTCCGAGTTCAAAGCCTCCTGAGCCAGAAAACAAACTGCCGAGCGTCATTATTTCCCTGCCGTGGATGTCATCATACGCTCAAGCATCTTGCCCGTCATCCAGATCGCCCCATCAATGACAAGCGGTAGGAAGATGCAGTCACGGAATCTGCACCATCCCGTCTCCTTCTCCGCGCTCTCACGGAGTGCCGCCGTATATGCCGCCGACACCTCACGAGCGGCGGGAAGCCCCTTCTCATGCAGCCAGAGGACGGTCGCTTCCTTCGCTTCCGTCCGTACAAAGTCCCCCACATGATTCTTCAGTTCGTTTTGAATGTGTTCCAGTTTCATCTTCAACACGCTCCTTCATAGTCCGTTACCCCACGCGCAATCGCACGCGCGAATTCATCCTGCTGACTACGGAGCAACTGCGCATCACCCGCATGGTCGATAAACGCAAGTTCCACAAGCACAGCGACCGCATCCGTGTTGCTCAGAACATACAGACCATTGACACCAGGCTTTGCGCCCTTTGTGCCGCGATCCACAGTTCCGAGCGCATCCACAATCTGGTTCTGAATGCAGCTTGACAGCTTCTCTCCTGCGCCGCTTCCGTAGAAGTGCCAGACCTCCGTTCCGTTTGCCGTGCCGTTACAGGCGTTGCAGTGAATGGAGATGAACACATCGGCATCCGCACGGTTGGAAGCTGAGACAACTTCATGGAGGCTATCAGACTGCAAATTTCCGACCACCTCGACACCTGCGGCAACGAGATAGCCCGCAACAAGGTCAGCGACGTTCTTTGCCACATCACACTCTCGCAGCCCATACCCGCACGCGCCGGGGTCTGGATTTCCGTTAGGGGCATGACCTGAGTTTAGAAAAACTTTCATTGTGATACCTCCTTCGGCATTACGCCGCATTCTTCACAAAATCAATAAACGATTCGCAGATTGATAAATCCACGAACCGTTTACATCGGTTGATGACATCTT